TGGCCAGCGATGGTCATGTTCCTGCGCTGCCAGACGCAGTGGCGCACCACGATGAGCGGCGTGCTCGGGCTGGACTATGCGGCAGTGGCTTGGCTGTTTATGATGTACGAAGTGGAGGACCAACGTTCGCTCCTGGAGGACCTGCAGGTGATGGAGGCAGCGGCGATGGTCACGATCAACTCTCGGGGCAGCTGACATGGCGATGAACCTGGACGCACTGCTCCGCATCAAGGCGAACGTCTTGGGCGAGGAGGCCATCCGTCGGCTTGGCAACTCTCTGCAGGGCTTGCTAGGTCAGACAAAGAACGCAGCAATAGGCTTCAACAACCTCAAGGGGGCTGTGGCCGGCTTAGGTGCAGCGATTGCTGGCGGCACTATTGTGGGCGGGCTGAGCGCCATTGTGAAGAACTCCGTTGACGCTGGTAGTGAGCTGTTAACGCTGCAAGCCAAGACTGGCTTGGCAGTCAACGCACTGATCGCCATCGGCAACGCTGCCAAGCTGGCGGATGTGGATTTAGAAACTTTCAACAGTGGGCTGACTAAGCTTAATTCAAACTTACTCAAGGCGGCTCAAGGTGACGAAGATTTAGCGCAACAATTCAAAGCGCTCGGCGTCAATGTTAAGGATGCTAATGGTAACTTAGTGCCGGCTGACAAGGCACTCAAGCAGATCGCCGATCGCTTTGCTGACATGCCGGACGGTGCCAAGAAGGCAGAAGTAGCGGTGGCACTATTTGGCAAGTCTGGCAGGGAACTCATCCCGCTGCTGAATGAAGGCGCGGCCAGCATGGAGAAGTTCACATCCAAGCTAGGCGAAGATTTTACGGCGCGCTCTAAATTATTCAATCGCACAATTACCGAGTTAGGTATTAAGACGCAGGGCTTTGGGTTGCAGCTAACTGACGCGCTGCTGCCGGCGTTGCAGTCAATCCTCGAGGTATTTGCCGATCTGTTTGATACCAAGCAAGATTGGACGGCGCTGTTCCTGGTCATAAAAGTTGGCATTCAATCTATTGCCGCTGCAATCTTTGCCACAATCAAGTTGGTAGATCAATGGATTAAGGTAATTGTTTACTCGTTTGATGCAGTAGGCAAAGCATTAAAAGGCGACTTTGCTGGCGCTGGCAGAGCAATCAGTGATGGTGTTGGAACTGGCATTGAACAAGCAAAGAAAGACTTTGCGCAGTTGCAAAAGATTTTTAGTGATGCACCCTCCCCCGGCACAGGCCGGCGCCCCGGCGGTCGTCCACTAGCGCTTGATACTGACACCAGCGCAGCAGACAAAGCAGCAGATGCAGCAGCCAAGAAGCGAGCTAGTGAGCAGGAGCGCATTCTGGAGAAGCGCGCCGCCTTAACTAAGAAGTCAACCGACTTGCAAGAGCAACTGCGCCGAAGTGTTGAAGATACCCGAGACGCCTTTGATGTTATTGGCGCATCTCCTACGCAGAAGCTGGGCCTCGAGCGCGATACGGCACTGACTGAAAACAAGCGAAACCTAGATGATTTAAAAAAAAGCATAAAAGGTATTGGCGATGAGGCAGTAGCATTAGGTGCCAAATTAGATCTTAAGATATTTGACGGCCTTATTGAGCAGCTGGAACGAGCAAATACTGAGTTAACAGATCAAAAGTATTTGCAAGGATTGAAGGATCTTTTGCCTAGCGTGGATGAATACGACGCCAAGATTGCAGAAGTTGTCCGCGGCAAAACTGAGCTAACCGAGCTGGAGAAGCTCAATGCTCAAGTCAACCTGCTGCAGCTAGACATCCTTGCTGCAACCAACCCGGCGCTGGCTGAGCATGTACGCCTTCTACGCGAGCGTGCCGCAGCACTTGATGATACAAACAAGAAGCAGAAAGAAAAGGAGGATAGTTTTGGCGCTAACTTTGAAGAAAAAATTAAAGAGTATTACAAATCACTTATTAACTTTGGCGCACAAGTCGGCGACGCTTTAATCAATACTTTCAAAGGTTTAGAGGATCAACTCACCAACTTCGTTACTACCGGGAAACTAAACTTTGCTGATCTAGCGAACAGCATTATCCAGGACATTGCTCGAATCGCAATCCGGCAGGCCATCATTGCGCCGTTGTTGAAAGGCGTTGGCGGGATCTTCGGCATTACCTTTGCCGATGGTGGTGTCTTTGCTCAGAACGGCATTCAACCTTTTGCCCGCGGTGGCATCGTTGACAAGCCAACCCTGTTCCCGTTTGCCAAAGGAACGGGCCTGATGGGCGAGGCTGGCCCGGAGGCAATCATTCCCCTGCGCCGTGGCCGTGATGGCCGCCTCGGTGTCGAGGCTAGCGGCAGCGCTGGTAGCATCAACGTCACGGTCAACGTGGATGCAACCGGCACCAAAGCCCAGGGCGATGACGGCCGAGCTGGGCAGTTTGCACGCGCGATCAGCGAAGCGGTTAAGAATGAGATCGTCACCCAGAAACGTCCTGGAGGATTGCTCGCGTAATGGCTACTTTCACCTACACTCCCAGCTTTGAAACGACCGAGGTCAGCAAGCCGCGCGTCGTTACCTTCCAGGCAGGCGACGGCTATCAACAGCGGGTTGGCTTTGGCCTGCATCGCGACGGCAAGGAATGGCAGCTGCAGTTCCTGAACCGCACTGACACCGAACGCGACAACATCCTGACATTCCTTGAAGCCCGTGCTGCGGTTGAGTCGTTTGACTGGACGCCACCACGCGGTAGCGCCAGTAAATACATCTGCAAGGAATGGCAGGTCACGTTAAGCGCCTGTAACTTCAACAACATCAGCGCCACCTTCATCGAGGTCTTTGAGCCGTAAGCCATGTCCATACCAGTTTCAGAACTTCAGAAGATCGCGCCCAGTTCGGTGATCGAGCTGTTCGAGCTGCAGCTAATTACTGCATTGCATGGCAGCAGCACGGTCTACCGGTTCCATGCCGGCAGCAACATGAACGCTAATGGTGAACTGGTATGGGCTAGCAACTCATACCAGCGCCTACCGATTGAAATGGAGGGCTTTGAGTACAGCGGCAATGGTCAGCTGCCACGGCCAAAGATCAAGGTCAGCAATGTGCTCGGCACGATGAGCACCATCCTGGCAACCGTGAACGCGGTGACGCCTAACAATGATCTGACCGGCGCCAAGCTAAGTCGCATCCGCACGATGGCTCGCTACATTGATGGCGCTAACTTTACAGGTGGCATCAATCCTTACGGTACACCAGACCCGACAGCGGAGTTCCCGCGCGAGATCTACTTCCTAAGCCGCAAGTCAACCGAAAACCGCCAGCTAGTTGAATGGGAATGCGCGGCAGCATTTGATCTAGCTGGTGTGCGCTCACCAAAGCGGCAATGCATCAGCAGCATTTGCCAATGGGTTTATCGCTCCACTGAATGCAGCTACACCGGCAGCAATTATTTCAACGCCAGCGATCAGACCGTCGCGACCTTGGCCTTAGATGTTTGCGGCAAGCGGCTTGACAGCTGCAAACTACGATTTGGATCGACCGGCTCGCTGCCGTTTGGATCCTTCCCTGGCATTGGAGCATTCACCTCATGAGCTGGCGCGATTCGGCAATGGACCACGCCAAAGCTGACGATCCCCGCGAGGCCTGCGGGCTGGTGGTGGTGGTCAAAGGTCGGCGACGTTATTGGCCATGCCAGAACCTGGCAACCGATGCTGAACAGTTCATTATGGATCCGATTGATTTTGTCGCGGCCGAAGATGCCGGCGAGATCGAGGCGGTCTTCCACAGCCATCCGATCACACCAGCAGAACCAAGCCAAGCCGATCTGCTCAGCATTGAGACCAGCGGGTTGCCGTGGCACATCTGCAACCCCAAGACAGGCGCATGGTCAGAGACCGCACCAAGCGGCTACAAGGCGCCGCTGATCGGCCGCCAGTGGGTGTGGGCCGTTGCTGACTGCTGGACGCTGGTGCGCGACTGGTACGCCGAGCATGGGATCAAGCTGCCAGATTGGCCACGGCCGATCACGCCAGCCGAGTTTGAGGCGGCGCCGCAGTTTGATCAGTTCTGGCGCGATGCCGGATTTCGCGAGCTGCTGCCTGAGGAGGACATGCAATTTGGCGATGGCCTGATCATGAGCATTGAAGGGCAGGGCCTGAACCATGTCGGCGTCTACATCGGCGATCAGTTAGTGCTGCACCATCTCCGTGGTCGCCTGAGCAGCCGTGATCTGTACGGCGGCTGGCTGCAGAAATGCACAGGCCGCCGGCTGCGCCATCAATCTGCCGATACACTAACTAGAGGCTGAAGCTGCCCATGCTGCGCGAGATCCGACTTTATGGGCATTTGGCCAAGTTCGTCGGACGGCGGCGCTTCATGGCGGCGGTGGACACTGCAGCAGAAGCGGTTAGGTTTCTGATCGCCAATTTTCCTGGACTGGAAGCGCACATCACTCAACCGGGCCGGCATTATCGGGTGAAGGTAGGTGGTCATGCAATCGGCAGCGAGCAGCTCCATGGCCCGATCGGCAACGAAGCGATCAGCATCATCCCTGTGATCGGCGGCGCTGGTGGCGGCGTTGGGCAGATCTTGGCAGGCATTGCGTTGGTAGCGCTAGCAGTTTTTGTGCCGGGCCTCGGTCTGGGCTTAGCTGGTTCAATCGTCACAAAAGTGGGCCTGCTTGGCGGTGTATTGATCTTGGGCGGCGTGAGTCAACTGCTGACGCCAACGCCAACGATTGCGCTATCGAACACCAACAGCGGCACGCGTGAGACTGAGCTGGATCCACAGAAGTCTTACAGCTTCAGCGGCGTGCAAAACACCAGCCGCCAGGGCGTGCCAGTGCCCATTGTCTACGGCGAGACCATTATCGGCTCGGTTGTGATTTCAGCTGGTATCGACACTGTGCAGGTGCAAGCATGAGCGATCTAATCCGCGGCGCTGGTGGTGGTGGTGGTGAGCAGCAAACGGTTGTTCAGCAAGTAGCAGCACCAGCCCGCACGCCAGTCCGTGATGCCGACAGCCTTGTATCAAAGCAGTTTGGCACCTTCGTTGATCTGCTTAGTGAAGGCGAGATTGAGGGCTTCCCATCAGCTCGGGCATACACCCGAGGTGATGCCAACTACAACCGCGCTCTGCTGAAGGACATCTTCCTGAATGGCACGCAGATCTTGCGCCAAGGCGCAGACGCAACCGCACCCCAGGCGACTGATTACAACTTCCAGAGCATCACGATTGAGGCACGTTACGGCACACAAGCGCAAACCTACATCCCT